TAAAGACCGTTAACTGTTGTTGTATTAAATCTTGAATCACCAGAGCCTGAACCGAAGTAAAAAGCAGTATTATTTCTGTCGTAGAAAATATTAGCTCTTACATCATTCATATACGAAGTAGAAGCAAAGTTACCATAATAATTAGTATCGTTTCTATCGTAATAAATGTCAGCTTGTACTGAGCCGTTAACGTAAGTTGTTCCACCTACATACCATTGTAAGTATAGGTTATTACCTGAACGAGAATCTAAGTGTAAGTTACCGTTTGTAGTCGCAACTGAAGCTTCGTTACTATATCGACCATTTGTACCAACAGCAAGGTATCTGCCCCAAGTTGGGTTAGGTCCGTGTAATGCGCCACCTCTAATTCTTAAAGCAGCATTAGAAGTTGAATTAGGATCTAAGTAATAAGTAGTATCATTGTTGTCGTAGAAGATTGGAGCACGAGAAGAAGTAGTGGAGAAGTTGTTACCACCGCTATCCGTTCTGAAGTTCCAGCTTCCAGCTTGGTTAAGGAAACCAATATTGTTACTGTTATCAGCGTATACATAACCACGAATGTTATTACCCGTAGTCGCAAACATAATCTCAGCAGTTGACTGAGTAGAATACAATCTGAAACGACGGTTACTATCAGAGTACCAATGCATCGCTGTTGCTTGGTTATATAAACCTTCACCACTGTTATCATTTCTGAACCAGTTTCTTGCATAGAATTCAGTAGCACGAACAGATGTATTGAGATTAGAAGCACCGGCCGGATCTAAATAATAACCTGTGTTATTATAATCGTAGAACAATGTACCACGAACATCTGATGAGAATACAGCTCTGCTTGAAATAGCAGCTCTAAATCCGCCGTTGTTAATAATCAATAAACCGTGATCGTTTAGATTGTTTGCACCACCAAGACTACCTGCGTTTGGATGTGACCAATATAAACCGTAAGCATTCTGCGTTGCAGTACCTGCGGCATTAATCGAATACTGATCATCCATATTAAAGATTGTTTGTAATCTTGTAGATGCGTAAGTACCTGTCATGCCTAATCCATAATTCATGAATCTTACGGTTCCATTAATCTGAACCGTATTCATATTGGATGTAGAGGCAAAGTCTCCATAATAACCAGTATTATTTGTATCGTAGAATATTGGTGAACGAATACTATTATAGTTAAAGAAATCTGTCGAAGATGTTGCTACCTGTCTCCAACCTGGACTATAACCAGATCCTTGGTTGTTGTAAATATAAACTGAACCGCCACCATTACCAGTTGTTGGCCTAATGACTAAAGATGTATAATAAGAACCATCATGCCAAGTAGCAATTGAAGTACCTGCCATCTCAATATTCTGAATGCCTGTATTTACATCAGAGTTACCAGCGTATGACCATGGAACCTTTTGAGCAGTAAAACCAGTTGCTAAATGTTCGTTATCTCCTAGGTCACCAATAAAGTTAGCGGTTGAAGTACCGTTATTAAAGTATCCTGTGCTCCATCTGAACCTACCGAAGTTATCAGGTTGGTAACCATTTAAAGTTTCGGTAATCGTTAGTCTTCTAAATATGGAAGTACTATTAGGATCAGCATAATAACCAGTATCATTTCTATCGTAATAAATCGGCGAATCAATTCTACTGTTAATTAGAGTTTGACCATTACCTCTAATGATCATATTCCAAGTACCACCTAGACCACCATCTCTAAATGATATATCTTCGTTACCTGATGTAGCAATAATTAAATGCGCGTCATTTGTGTCTGTTGCTTGTATATAACCACGAAGGTTACCAGCACTAGTATACCAATAAGAAGCCTGACCAGATTGATGTCTGGCCGTACCATAGAAATCTACTGTATCTAATCTACCATTTCGCATTCTGAAATCACCTTGGCTTGAACCAAAGTAATAAGCGGTATTTTCGCGTTCGTAGAATATGTTAGCTCTTACATCATTCATATAAGATGTAGAAGCAAAGTCACCGTAGTATGAAGCGTTATTTAAATCGTAATAACGTGGTGAACGCATATGTCGAGAACCGCGGAATACTTCTGTTGCCAATTCTGCATTCTCTGCAATGCCATCGCCGTAGAATACAAATGTTGCACCTGTACCATCAGGGTTAGAATCCGATACTCTTATCTCTGCATCAAACGATGTATTAACAAATCCTAATCTATTTCCACGAAGGACCATTGTACTAAACTGAGATGTACCATTAGGATTAGCGTAATAACTAGTATCATTTGAATCGTAGAAGATTGGAGCTCTCCAATCCTGAGAACCTGTACCACCAACACCGTGTAATCTACCATCATTAGCAATATAAGACCTATCAGAACCATTTTGTCTGAACTGAACAATTCTATTTGAGTTTCCGTTAGATACAATGTACCAACGGTTACTGTGCATCTGAATCTTACCTACACCACTACCTGGGTCTCCTGTCCAGTTTGAGCTTCCGTTAGAACGAATATCAGAACTTGTAATCTCAATCGCACCTGCACCACCGTCGAAGTTAACATCTCCAACAAATTGTGCTGTATTAAATCTTGAATTACTTGCTGGGTTTGCGTAGTAATTAGAGTCGTTACGATCGTAGTATACATTGAAGTATGCATTAGTACCATACAAGTTATTTCCGATGAATACTTCACCGCTTGTATTAATTCTGAATCTCTCAGTACCCCAACCGCCATTTATATGACCGTGATCTTGTTTGATTCTGAAATCATTATCTACATAACCAAAACCAACTGACCATGTTGTTGCATTATATCCAGTTGAGAATAAAATAGAAGGTCTATCAGTACCGCTTGGCACACTTTGAGCCGATTTATCACCAATTCTAAACTCAGCAACAATACCCCAAGAATGGTTACCATATTGGTTTATAAATCTTGATCCAGTATAGTTACCAGGTGCAGAACCTGTTCTATAAACAGAAAGAATGTCTTGAGAAGCAGTGTCTTGAATATCTAATTGCTTAATTCTTGATAATGCGTTAGGATCTACATACCAAGCAGTATCATTTCTATCATACATTAACGTAGGACGAATATCACCTACGAATTCAGATCTGCTTGCATATGTTCTTTGTTGCCAATCATTAACTCGACGAGTTTCTAATCTATCAGAGTATCCTAAGATTGAAGTAGCAGGTGCACCTGCAGTTCCTGTAGCACTAAATGCAATTACAGAAACTCCATTTGATGCATTAAATAATCGAATGTTTTCGTTGTATGAGTTAACCTCATTACCATCATTAATCCAAATAGATGGGTTTTGAATCACACCACGAACATTTACTGATGTACCTGTTGAAGCAGGATCTACATAATAAGCAGTGTTGCCACGGTCTCTAAATATATTTGCATCGATTACATCAGCGGTAATATCATCTACTGTTAAGTCACCTGTAATAAACGCATTGCCATCAACATTCAGTTGATCTGCTACTCTTAAATCGTCAACTAATAAATTAGATTCAGCATTACGTCTCTTCAACATAACACCGCCGATTTCTCTAAGAGCACCGCCTGTGTTATAGTTAACTAATAAAATTAATCTTACGAATCTACAAGCGCCACCATCTGAACCATTATAAGGTGTATGTGTTGCTGGGATTGTTGTGTGGGCTCTTAATGTTTCCCAGTTAGTACTTGTTCTGTTTGAACCGCCAACTACGAAATATGTAATACCGGCGTTTCCAGCGATTGGATTCTTATCCTTATCGTAACGACGAACACCCATGTAAAGTAAACCACCAGAACCTGAGATTCGTCTTGTAGAAACTTCACCGTAAATATCTTCACCAGGAGAAACTGGAATATAATCAGAATCGAAGCTTCTATATGCAGCAGTTCTTAATACATAACTACCCGCGAATGGACCATCACTATTTTTAACATATTCACTTGTTGTTGTCGTCAAGGAATTTTCAGAACCTGATAAACCTTGAATAACTCGAGCTTCAAAGTATTTGGTCATATCGAATAGAACAAGATCTGCTCCACCTGAACCATAAGCAGGATTCAATGATATGTTTTCGTTACCACCATTTAGTGCAAAGTCTGAAGCAGATACTTCGCCTTGGAAGTATGCATTACCGTCATCGAGATCAATACTTGCTCTTACATTGCCTGAACCAACAAATACATATTCATTAGGATTACTTGAACCAAAGTGTTGATACGCAGCGTTGTTATTACCTGCCCAGAATGTACCCCAATTACTAGCAGTATTCCAAATCCAATGTGAATAATCTTGTGCTTCTATTACCTTGTTTGTATCACCGTTACCTGATGTATCGAAACCTTGTCGGAATATTCTACCGTTAATCATTAATGAACGGCTTGTATTACCCGCGGCAGGATTTAAATAATATGCTGCGTCATTCAAATCATAGAAGATTGGAGAACGCATTTGGTTAGTTGCTTCAAAGTAACCGTTTCGAGTTGAAGCTTGTTCTACTCCATTATAATACAGTTCTACTTCTGCGTTTCTTCTTGCTATCAGTGACCATTCGTTATCTGTATCGTTGTAAATACCAGAGGTGTTAGGGCCATCTGACATAAAGTTCCATTGACCAGCAATAGAATAACCAGCCCAACCACCTTTAGTACCGCCAACTTCCATTGAACCGTAATCACCAGAAGCAGCATCAGCATAATATGTAGTTGCATGGTTAAAGTAATAACGCAATGCTTGAATCGTATTTAATCTTGTAGTAGCTGCTAAATCAGCATAATAACCAGTACTAACACTATCATAAAAGATAGGTGAACGAACTTGATTCTGACCAAGGAAGAAACCATTTTCAGCACTCGCCTGTTGAGTTCCATTGTAATAGAAGTAGTTTCCTTGACCATGAACGGTGCGTATTAACCATTGATTATTTACATCGTTGTAAATACCAGTTGTTGATGAACCGTCATGCATGAATACGGCGCGGTCATTAATAGAGAAGCCTTCGTATCCACTTCGTCCTGTACCAGAAACCGTTAATGAACCAAACGTACCATTAGGTGATCTTAATATAACACCATCTTCGAGTTTGATTGTTGCTAATCTTGATTCACCAGCAGGATCTGCAAAGTAAGCAGTATTGTTTGTATCAATAAACTTATCTGCGTAAAAGTCGTTACCTGTGCCTGGGTTAACATTATATAATGGGAAGTCAACATAATTAGAATAGGCAGTGCCTGAGTTCCAAGTTTGTTGCCATAGTCTCATTCCAAGACCAGACTTCTTAATCATTAATAAGTTATCAGAACCACCTGAAGAATCAGTGTAAGATCTAAAGTGTAAGTAATCAGCGTAAGGTGCAGTATTATCGTTATTCCAAGATGTGAAACCGAATCTTAATCTTCCTGATGTATCTTCGTTAGGAATAATAATACGATTATCTCTAGACTTCAGATAGTTTGCATATCCTGAAACGCCTGGAGCTTGAATCTCATTTGTTACTGTTAAGTTAACAAAATCACCTGAAGTAATATATGAATTGCCCCAACGATAAGTTGATAAACCTAAATTACCTTGAGCATTAACTCTTGGTATTACAGTTGCACCAACAGTACCGTTACTTTCACCGAATACATAATGGGTTGAAGCTTCAGACGAATCAAATACCATTGCCAAGCCAGCACCAGTGGTAACTGAGTTATCAGAATGCCAAACTTTAATAGATGCTTGTTGTTTTCCACTTAATCCGGCTAATTCACCAGATTGGTCGGTCATTGTAATACCGACACCACCACCATTAGTAGGCTTTTGTAATTCTATTCCTGAACCGTAAACTTCAAGCTTGTTTCTAACTCTTGTTCTTGTATTGTTAATTTGGCCTCTAATACCACCGCCAGTTGTAAGTTCAATCTGGTCAGCAGCAGGGAATCCCATATAAGTATTTGTGTCACCACGATGTCTTACATAATCATCAATGTCTACAGTATTTAATTGTGAGTCACCATCTGGGTCAACATAGTATGCTGTATTGGTAGTTGAACGGAATTGATTAAAGTCAGCATTACCTGTAGAATAAAGTGTTGTGTTATTTCTAATTCGTAGATAAGTAGCATCTGCCATATACAGACCACTACCCCAACCGAAGGCTAATTCTTCATCCTTAAGGAATGAGGCTGTACCACGACCAAATATAATTGCATCGTTACTACCATTTAAGTATATTGAACCACCAACGTGTAGTTTAGGATTGGAAGGAGTTGTAGTAAGAGCTGTATTATCACCGCCGTCAGTATATGTTGGTGCGCTTCCAGATGCGACCATAACATTTGCGTTATCATCTACAATTAATGCTTCTGTGTATGCTGAATTCCAGAATCCCCAAGTTGTTCCTGATTTCAATACTTGATATAGGTTGCCTGAACTATCACCACGAATAGAACCGCCGTCTACTCCATCGTGATAGAAGTGAATATATCTTTGACCGTTTCCTACTGGGTTAGGAGACGAATCAATTAGATTCAGATACATTAATGAATAACCACCAGAAACGTTACCACTAATTCCTACTGTAGTATTTTGTCCTGATGCATATGAACCATGTGGCATTAATGAAATACCACCGTTTCCTGTATTATCATCCCATCTTGCTGCGTCAGATATATTACCTAATAATGCTCTACCTGCGAATGCAGCGGATGTTGTCGTATCTCCTGGGTGAGTATAATAACTTGTAGCATTTCTATCAACAAATCTATCTGCTTGAGCATCACCATGAACAATAAGAGGTTGGAATATATTTGTGTTGGTTGTGGTTGTTCTTATCTCGGTTGCATTTCCAACAACAACATCAAAAGTGTTAGCTGCAGAGAATCCAATCCACGTATCAGTGTCTCCGCGATGTCTAATATATGAATCAATATCAATTTGCGACATCTGTGAAGTGCCAGCAAAGTTACCATAATAGTTTGTATTATCTGAATCGTAGAATATTGGTGAACGAACTGATCCTGACGCTGTTGTGAACGTTGTTACTTGTAATCTTTGAACTCCGCCTGTGACAATTTCAAAACTGTCAGCCGCGTTAAAGTTCAAGTAAGTATTTGTATCTCCATCATGGAAGATAGTACCAACAAGACCAATACCAGACATTCTTGAATTGCTTGCCGGGTCAACATAATATGTTGCGTTATTTAGATCGTAGAATCTTCCTGCGTATACATCTGGGAAGATTGCATCAACAGTACCTGTAATATTAGTTGCATTGATTTCTAATCGTTCAACTGCGTTTGTGGTAAAGATAATGTTATCGTTAGAATCAAAACCGAAGAATGTATTTGTATCATCGTTGTGTTGAATGTAATCGTTAATACCAATACGATTCATTATTGATGTTGAAGCAGGATCCGCATAATATGTATTATTATCGGAATCTAAGAATCTTGAGGCTGATAGATCACCACTGAACGTACCGTCTACTGCTGTAAGATTACCAGTTACATCAAGATCACCTGTAACAGTTACTCCTGAATTATTAGCAGTTAATCTTGTTACGGAATCAGTGACAAGCTTAATTGTGTCATCTTCAAATGCAATAGCCGTACCAGTATCGCCATTATGAGTAATTGCGTTATCAATTCCGACGGTGTTCATGAGGGAAAGGCCAGCAGGATCCGCATAATAAGCATTATTGTCTGCGTCAACAAATCGTTTACCAATTACATCTGTTCCTGCGGTTACAGTTGTACTTGCACTTACAGAACCAGCAGTGGCCGATATATTACCCGCAGTTGCTGTAATATTGTTTTGAGCAGTAACATCATCGCCTGCGATAACATCTCCTGCAGTTGCAGTAACGTTTCCTGTTGTTGCCGTAACACCAGTTCCACCGGTTACAGTTGTTCCTGCAGCGACTGAACCCGCCGTTGCTGCAATATTACCTGAGGTTGCCGTGATATCATTTTCAGCAGTTATACTATCACCAGCAATTACATCACCGGCAGTTGCTGTTATATCGCCTGCAGTTGCCGTTATGTCTTGGGCAGCAGTTACATCATTGCCTGCAGTTACGTCACCGACTGTCGCTGATACATTGCCTGTCGTTGCGATTACACCTGTTCCACCAGTTACCGTGGTTCCTGCCGCGACTGTTGTTCCTGCAGTAACTGAACCTGTGGTTGCCGCAATATTACCAGATGTTGCCGTTATATCATCCTCGGCGATAACGTTACGACCTGCTTCTACATCTCTATCAACATTCCAATCGCCGTCGGTATCTGAACTTGCATTCCAGCCAGAGTTATCTGATTTTAAGAAACCTACTGTACCATTATTTCCATATAGTACTCTATCTTGGCCGGTTGTGGCAAAATTGATTTGTGCAGCACCAACACCATCACCTACAGTAAGATCGCCTTCTATTGTTATATTACCTGTGGCAGTATCATCAGCATCACTACGAAGGAACTGAGCAGCTTCTAAACCATCTACGGTATCAGCATCGAATCCATTTCCTGAACCTTCATCTGCTGTTGTAATAACTCTACCAAGAACCGCATTGTCAACTTCTAATTGCCAATAGTCTGACGTTTCATTCCATACAAGTTTAGGATTTGCTAATGTACCACGCTCAACTTCAATACCTGCATTCTCTGAAGGAGTAGAGCCTGTATAGTTAGCATTAAGAGTAATGATATTATCAGAAAGTAAAATCTCTTCGGTATTTACATAAGTAGTATTACCTGATACCGTAAAGTCTCCGCCAACTGTTAGATCACCGGCAACCTGGGCATTTGCTTGAGCATCAAGTAAAGCTTTAATAACTGCTTGGCCATCAATCGTAATGTTGGTATCAATTTGTGCAGAACCAGTTACATCAATATCCTGTAAGAAAGATATTGTTCCTGCTGCAGAATCTGCAACATCGGATCTTAGGAATTGACTTGCTTCTAAACCATCAACTGTATCTGCATCAAGGTTATTACCTGAACCTTCGTCTGCAGTTGTGAGTATACGATTATCATCAATCGTCGTTGTGGCAACACCTGTAAAATTAATTCCCGTAGATGTAAAGGCTGCTATTTCAGTGCCTGCATAATTAATAACAATACCAGCAGTATCGTCATGAAACTCAATGCTGTTATCAACACCAGGATTTGTTATTTTATAATCGCCTGCAGAGATGTTGCGAATCTGGAGTGAATCAGAATCACCTTCAAACGCTGCAATTATTGTTCCTGCTGAATGGCCACCAGAATTGGTAACTTTTAAAGTTGGAGTGGCCTGTGTTCCTTGTGTAAGGACCGAATCACCGGTAACCTGGAGTTTTTCTCCAGTATCGGTTGTGCTGCCTATTACGGCATTTTCGGGTGTTAAGAGACCATTCTTAACTATAAACTTTTTATCATTTGCCATTCGGTTCACTCTCCCCAGATAGGCGGTTTAAAATTAATTGTATACCTTTATTTATAAGTTATGATTCGGTGTATGTTGCGAAAACTGTAAAAGTAGTACTTGTAGCGGAGGCAGGAGTACATCTTAATCTTGATAATCCTGAGGCGTTATCTATTTCATAAGTAGCAAGTTCACTACCTGATGTTATTCGGCCGAATTCTGTTCCTAAGAAATCAGATCCTGTATCAATTGCCAATATTTTAGTTACATCAATATCAGAGCCTGATTTTGCCGTAATCATATATTCAACGCTTTTAAATTGACCTGATGCATATTGGTCAATACTTACTTGAGTTGTTGCTGTTGTTATTGTTTCTTTAGTTGTAATTCGTCCATGTTCAAAGTTTAAATTGCCATCAAGACTAACATTATTTGTAGCAGTAAGATTAGGAACCGTCAAGTTCCCTGTCATTGTATCTCCAGTTACATTAACATATCTTGCATCAGCAGTTGCGATTGTTAATACCGCAAGATTACCTTTCGTAAATCCTACAACATGACCAAACTCATCGAAGTCCATACTCTCAATAACTTCGGCATTTGGTAGATCCAACACGCCAGTATTCGCAACGCTTGAAGTATCACCATGAGTTAGTGTAACATCACCACTTAGTGCTCCGCCGCCTGCTAATCCAGTTCCACCTAATACGCTTTGAGTTTTATCAACCTTAAGTCCTAAAGCAGTAGTAACTTCAGTTTCAGTAAAGTATCTGTTATCAAGTTGACCTGCATCTAATTCTGTTTCTGTGTAATACTGATTATCTAACTGACCTGCGTTTAATTCTGTTTCGGTATAGTATCTATTGTCTAATTGACCTGCATCTAATTCTGTTTCTGTATAATAACGATCATCGAAATCAACCTGGTCAAGACCTGTGACATGACCATAAGTATCTAATACGACATCTTGTATTACTTGACCGCCACTTCCTAATACACTTGCTTGTGAACTTGTGTCAGCGTGATTAATTGTAATTGAGCTATTAGCTGTTTGGTTAACGGTAAATGTTCCACCACCGTCAATTGCATTTCCTGCTGTGACTGTAATTGTTGCGTCATTAATATTATTAGAAGCCGCGGCAGATGCACTTGAAATAATATCTGAGGCATGTTGTCCGTCAAGTAAATCGGCATCAAGTCCTGATCCTGTACCGTCCACTGTTTTGATTGCCGTTAATATTTCGGCAGCAGTTTGATCTGCGGTTGCACTAGCTTCTATAAGATCAAGTTTTGCACCATCAGTTGATACATCACGACCATCAACCGTACCAGAGATCGTAATATTACCATTAATATCAAGTTCACCAAACTGATGTATGTCCGCATTAAATACCGAACCATCATTTGTTGTTAATTGTAATGTTGTATTAGCAGAATGCCAATCAAGATCCGATACACCAAGTACCGCTGCAGTCGAAGCAAGAGTGATACGACCATCTTCATCAATTGTTATGACAGGAATCGCAGAAGAACCACCATACTGTCCTGCCGTAACGGCGGTATTAGCAAGCTCTGCTGTAATTGATATTGTTCCATTACCTAGGTCCGTAAGTGTTGTAGTACCTGTACCAGTGACCTTACCGGTTATTGCTACATCAATCTGTGGGTCAGGCAAATTAGTTGCGTTTGTAAAATCAAGGTAATATGTACCTTCTTGACCGTCTAATAAATCTGCATCAAATCCATTACCCGAACCTTGAACTATACCATCAAGCTTTGTTCCATCGGCTGCAATATCACGACCATCAACAGTTCCTGTGACAGTAATATTACCTCCAAAATTAGCACCAGCATTAAATGTAGCCTCTCCTGCTTCTGACATATCAAGTGTAAGGGCTGTAATGACTGAACCGCCATCATTACCTTGAAATATAGTATCTCTGTCTGATAAATAAGACCGAAGAATAAAATCTGCGTTACCAGTTTTGCTTATTTGTCCAAAAAGAAGTCCCGAACCTCTAAATTTAATATCTGAACCACCAGCATCAAGGGTAATATCTCCTACCGAGTCTATAGTAAAATCTGAGCTCGTAGTCATTGTTCGACTAGCTAAATTAAGAGTTTGACCACCACCTAGTACATTTATACCTGCACCAAAGTTGACATTTGCATCAAAGTCTGATATAATAGTATTAAATGCGCTTCCATCACCAGTATTAAGTTGGAAAGTATTATTTGCAGAATACCATTCTGTATTAGAGATACCAGCTACTGCTGCAGTTGTAACAGTTGTTAATCGACCATCAGCACCAACTGTAATAACTGGAATTGAAGTACCACCACCATAAGAACCAGCAGATACGCCCGAAGCTGCAATATCAGCAGTAAGTGTAGCGTTTCCTAAATCTGTGAATGTAGCTGAACCAGTAACATCTCCACTTAATGTTAATTCTGGGTCGGGTAAATTTGTTTGGTTTGTAAAGTCAGTATAGTATGCACTGTTTGCACCATCAAGTAAATCAGCGTCTAATCCAGAATATTCTCCATCAACTGTTTTAAGTAATGTTAATATTTCAGATGCTGTTTGGTCTGCGGTTGCGCCTGTCTCTATACCATCAAGTTTAGTACCATCTGCAAGAACATCACGACCATCAACGGTTCCTGTAACGGTAATATCACCAGTGACATCAATTCCTGCGCCGAAATCAACATTAGCATCAAAGGCAGAAACATTTGTTTGAAATAAACTTCCGTCAACCGTTGAAATCTCAAAAGTATTATTTGCAGTATACCAATCAACTCCATCAACACCTGCGACCGAAACATCAGCGGCTGCTGTAATACGGCCATCTTCGTCAACTGTGAATGTTGGTATAAGAGAAGCTGAACCGTAAGAGGCTGCGGTAACTGCTGTATTCGCAAGTTCTGCTGTAATAGCAATCGTGCCGTTACCAAGATCAGTTAAAGTGGTCGTCCCTGACCCGGTGACCTTCCCTGTTATATTGACATCAATCTGTGGATCTGGTTTGTTCGTTGTATTAGTAAAATCTAAATAGTACGAACCTTCTTGTCCATCAAGTTGATCGGCGTCAAATCCATTCCCTGCGCCTTCATCACCAGTGGTAATGATTCTTCCAATTGTTCCACCCGAAGCAACTTCCCAATAATCATTTGCTTCATTCCATTGTAGAACTACGTTACTGCTTGTTCCTCTTTCGACTTCGAGTCCTGCATCTTGAGAAGGAGTACCTGCCTCGTTTGCGTTAAGAGTAATAATATTATCGGATAACTGAATTGTTTCCGTATTGACATATGTGGTATTACCCGATACGGTAAGGTTACCTGATACGACAAGATTACCATTAAAGGTATCATCTTCATCGGATCTTAAAAATTGTGCGGAAGATATTCCGTCTAATAGATCTGCATCGAGACCTGAGCCTGCTCCGTCGACTGTTTTAAGTAACGTAAGTAGGTCATTGGCATCTGCACTAAACTCAACAATGGATTCTACTCCACCGGTTTCTTGTTTAATGTAGATTTTACCGTCAGCAGTGTTTATGGCGAGTTCGCCTAACTCCAGATTCGAGGTAGTAGGTATTCTGCCTGCTACGGCACTACGTTTTAACTTAATTAATGTCGACATATATATGTCCTTTTTATCATGTACCTATGAAGGCAAATTTAAAAGGTTCCTCCATCTAATTCTGTGACCGTAACATCTCCACTCGCAACTGTAAAGTTACTTGTGTTAAACGAAGCAACACCAATATTGGTATCACTTGCTAATTCACCGGCAATTAATATTTGGTTATTACTAACCGTTGTGTTGATTCCTTCACCTGCGGCAAAGATAATTGTTTCACCTAATGCAATTGTATCCGCAGTTCCAGTCTCGGCTGATATAGAAATACCACCCGTTGTTAGATTATTTATGGATAAATCTAAAAATTGTTTATTTACTGCATCTAAACCATTGACAGGGTTAAGTAAACCTGTTATAATATTGTTATCAACATTTAAACTACCAGTAGAAGATATCGTGATATCGCCTGACGAATTACTAATTGTGTTGTTCGCAACCGTTAGATTACCACCTACAATCAAACTTTCATCTAAACTTAATCCGAGGAATCTCGAATCTCCACCCGCAGGGTTGAGGAGATATGACTGATTTTGATAATCAATAAATGATCGAGAATAAACGTCTCCATCTTTTACATACCAACTATCATCTGATCTATCAAAGTAAGTACTAAAGTTAAACGAACTACTTAAGAAACCAGCTTGCGTACCCAAAGCGTAGAAATACATATTTCCACTGCCTGTGCCCATAATGATCTGAGATACATTTTGTTGATAACCAATATGCATGTTCTTAAATCGAGAAGTACCCGATGGATCGGCATAGAATGATATGTTATCTTTACTTACAAATTTTGTTGCTCTTAAATCACCGTTAGATGTATCACCACCTTCCGCATTAATATACCTTGCATCAAGATCAACATAATCAAATGTTGTTGTGATAGAAACATTAGAGTTGTTTTGAACAGTGCCGCTACCAGAAACAGCACCTGTTAACTCAACATCAAACGGGTTCGTATAGAAGTTTAATTTCTGATTTGGATTATCAGCAATAACTTGAATACCATTTTCAACGTTATTTCTAACCGCGTCTTCAAGAACACCGTAAATAGAAGGTACGAAGTCAACAACTGCGTTGGATGATACCGATAATGGAATATCGACAATAGAACGAATGCGTCCATAAATGTCAAACTCAAAGTTTGGAATAAATCCTTCTGCACCAGCTTCTCTTAAACCATTAAACGAATCCCATACAGTATCCAAAGCAAATGCAGCAACGTTATTTGCTGAATCATAACTTTCAATTGTAAGACCAGTTCCAACTTCAAGACTTGGCGTATTCGTTGTATTGAATAAATCTAATACATAAGTATTAGCACCTTTCGTTACATGGAAGTCTCTATCAAAAGTATTCTCTACATAAAACTTAGTGACCGCATCTGAGTTTGCGATTGGTTCAGCAAGGCCTGTTATAACAGTATTACTTACATTGATGTTTCCACCAATATCAAATACGAGGTTTGTAGTACCGTCTGTTTTAATTGCTTGGTTATTATCAACCTTAAACGCAGTAACACCGGCAGTAACAAATCTTAATTCATCGTTATCAGCGCCGGCGCTCGATTCTGCTTCAATAAAGGTATCTTGGTCAACATCTTTAACTCCGCCAAGACTTGCCCACGCAGTTCCAATGTAACCTTCAAATACTCCATCTGAACTATTGAACCGAACCATACCTGCAGAAAGCGAAGAAGGCCTATCTGCGGTTGCTCCCGTAGGTAATACAATTGCACCGGGTGTATCGAAAGTAACAACACCAGTGTCACTATCAATTGTTCTTACGTGTAATTGATTCCAATTAGAACCAGTAGCACCAAGATTATAAGTAGCGTCTGTCTGCGGTATTAAATTACTCGAGAAATCAGCAACAACATTAATTGAATCTGTTACTTGATCACCAAGAGTTAAATTACCCGCGATTGTTAGATCACCAGTAAACTCACCGTCACCGTCAACTCTAAATAATGTTCCGTCCCAAGTTAGCCCTGCATCATCAGTTAATGCACCAGATGGACCTGCGACCACAACTCGATTATCTGTTAAGCTTGAAACTGTTAATACATTGGTTGTTGAATTATATGTTAATCCATCATCACCTTGTATTTGCCCATTTGCGCCCGCGACAAATACTTGGCCTTGAGAAACTGTTTCAATTGTAGGTGCAACTAAGAACTCAGAAGTTGCATTCACGGTCATATGTGAACCGTCAAACTGGATATTATTATTTGATGATAAAGCACCAGTATCTGATACGAACATCATCGTGTTCGCTTGTAAGTTACCTACTGATAAACTGTCACCAGATAAACCACCCGACGTACTAAAGTCTCCATCAACCGTAATACCACCAACAATTGTTAAATTAGTACCATCCCACGAAAGGTTTGCTTGGCCTACTAATGCTCCACCCGCTTCAGTATAAACAACCGACCCAGCAGGAATTGCTGAAACAGCAGCAGACCCAAATGTTGCTTTGCCTGTATCAAAATCAAATACAACCTCATCATTAGGTCCGTATTTTAAATCACCATCGGCTTCGAGCGACATTCTTTGAACGCCTGCTGTCTTGAATTTTAATTGATCGTTATCTGAGCCAGGAGAATCTTCAGCAGTAATTAATGTATCTTTATCGACGTCTTTTACTGAACCTGCTAGTTCTGACCAACCTACGCCGTCATAACCTTCAAATCTTTCGTCTGAACTGTTATAACGAATCATACCAACTTCGTTGTTATCGGGACGATCTGCAGTTCCACCTACAGGTAATACAAATGCTCCTGTTTCATCAATTGAAACAACACCTGAAGAACTCTTTAAGGAAGGAGTAAATATTCTACGCCATTCTTTAGTAGGAGTACCTAGGCTGTATGTATTAGAAGCATCGGGAACAATATCAGAAGTAAAGTCGGCAACAACAGTTATCGTATCAACTTCATTATCACCAAGAGTAAGATTGCCGCCAATTGTTACATTGCCTGTAATATCGGCGTCACCAGTAACTGTAAACGTTGATCCGTCAAATGTTAACTTATTACTATCAGACAATTCACCGTCAGCACCTGCGAAAGTAATTCTGCCTGATGTTAAATCAGTAACATTAACTGAACCTAAAGTCGTTTGGCCAGGAACTCGAAGTATATCTAAGAATACACCACCGCTTGCCGTAATAGAAACATCATCAAAAGTAAGGTTAGCGGAATCAATTAATTCGCCATTTGCACCAGCGTACATGATTCGACCTTGAGTCAAATCTTTAATGTTAACACTACCTAATGTTGCTTGTCCTGAACTAACATCAAGGGAATCTAAAAATACACCGCCTGTTGCGACTATACTTGTTCCGTTATATGTCAATCCTGCGTTATCAACTAATTCTCCGCCAGCTCCTGCATATACAATACGAGTAGGTGTAAGATCAGATACATTTAAACTATCTACATCAGCTTGACCGTCAACTTGTAATCCATCAAGGAATACACCACCCGAAGCAATTAACGAGGTACCATCAAACGTTAATCCTGCACTATCAGATACAAAGCCATTCGCTCCAGCAAATAATATTCTGCCGTCAGTAATGTTTCGTATAGATAACGTATTTGATAATACTGGACCGCCAACATCGAGAGATGTAAGTCCTGTAAGAGTTGAGGTTGATTCACCGAGTGTAAGTGAAGTAGTACCAATTGTAATATTATCAGAAGATATAACTGTTGAATTGGCTGAGAAGTTTAACGGATTTAAAGTTACATTCTCGAAACTTGTAATATGCCCAAAAGTATCAATTGCGATATTTTTTGGATAACTTAAATTTGGATTTGTTGTACTTACAGCGTTTGAAGTATCAGCATGACCAATAACAACATTTGCTGCTTCATCAACAATAGTTTGTGTAATAACAATTCCGTCACCAGGATTAACCTGTTGAACATAACCGCCTATAGTATCTATACCTAAGACAACGGAATCTGGAACGATTTGAGGCTTTCGTTCGGCAGGAGCTACAATAGAAGTAGATTGGCCTTGTTTCGGGACGGCCTTAATCGTTCGGCCGCCTCCGACCTTAACTTTTATTGACACTTACGAAACCTCCGTAATAGTATCAACTACGATCGCCAAGCCTTCTACTATTTTTGTCAGTTCTCCTGTTTGTTTTTCCATTACGACATCATATTGATATTTACCAGGAGCAAGTAAATCTGTCTGCTGATCTGTTAGCACCAATGTGATATCATTGTTTGCGACTTCGACTGTAAAATTGGCTGAGGCGGTAGAAGAATATACCTTTCGTATGCTACTATAGAAGTTATAAACTGAAATAGTTGCGTCATCATATTCGACACCTTCATCATTAAACAGATTCAATTCTGTTCTGAAGTCCAATCCTTTATCGATGTATATGTTAGCTCTTGATGCCATTGTGATGAAACCTTTTATTTTTTATATATTATTACCTTATTTATAATATCCGGTCCCACAAATAGAAAAGGACATTATAGAAATGCCCTTATCGTTAACCATTATCTTTTCTAATGTCAAGAGCACGTTTTTTACATAATATAATTATTTTTTGAGTTCTTCAATCTCTGCTTTCAGTTCTTTGATTGCTTCAATCAGTAATCCAACAACGTTACCATAAGCTACATGTTTGATACCATTATCATCTTCTGATACAACCTCTGGAAGGACCGCTTCAATTTCTTGTGCAATAACACCAGTTGCAGATTTGCCTGAATCTATCCAGTCAAAATTAACACCGCGTAATTGAGTTACTTTATCGAGCGCTCTGGTAATTGTTGTTACATTTTCTTTAAGAGATTCATCAGACGTTGAGTTAAAGTTAACTGCGGACATATCTCCACTTGCGTTTACGTAGCCAGCAACCGTTATACCTGATGGGTTCCATTTTAGAGGAACATACGTTCCACCTGACCAATTACTTCGAAGTTCTCCGTAAGGAACACCAAACGCTGTACTACCGCCTACGCTAGCAAACTCCAAGCTGCTAGCATCCGATGAAGTTGGGTGGAATATAGGAGCGTGAACTATTCCTTCACTTGCATTCCAATAGAAGTCCAAGGAAGCCTGATAGTTATTACCACCAGCCGCGCCAATCGTTGGAGCCACAGCAGCAATATAATAATCAACATTTTCGTTAGTTCTTTCTGTCGTTGCCAGTGTTGATGCATTGCCTCCGCCAGAAATGGTGATTGTCTTAGTATCACCAGTACCTGTTGCCGTTACTCCAGCACCCACAAAGTTTAAAAATTCGGCAGCTGTTGCTAATGGTGTACCTTCATCTAATACTGTTACCGATGCACCACCGCCACCTGTTGGCCATGATGTAATAGTTGCACCGTCTAGAGTGGCACCGCCAACAATGTTGATATTCTCAACTGTAACCAAATCGGTTGATGCTGTATAGAAGAAGTTAGTTTGGTTACCAGTAGCAGGCAAGTTACTATGGTCAAAGTTAGGCCCTGTGGTACCATACAGCGGTCTTGCGCCTGATCCACCTTGAACCATTGTAATAAACATATTAGTTGTTTGTAAGGCAGATGCGTTAATATCATCAACCTCAACTTCGTCAGTTGAGCCAGAAGTCCCTTGGAATCCTTGAATACCTTGAATACCTTGTGCACCATCTTCACCATCATCACCAGCTGGTCCTTGTACAGTACTATCAGCACCATCAAATCCTTGAAATCCTTGAGTACCTTGGTTGCCTTGAATACCCTGGTCACCTTGAGTACCCTGAATACCCTGAATACCTTGGTATCCTTGAAAACCTTGGGAACCTGCGGGTCCCGGTCCACCCTCTCCACCATCAGCTCCGGGATCCCCTTGAGCACCAATTGCACCCTGAGCACCTACAGAACCGTCACCACCGGCCGGTCCAATAGCACCCTGTGGTCCCTCAGGTCCTATACCACCATCTCCACCAGTGAAACCCTGTGGTCCTGAGCCACCTGTATCTCCAGTAAATCCTTGAGTACCTTGTGGTCCTTGAATACCAGGATCGCCCGAAACAGATTGACCTTGAGTACCTTGAATACCTTGAGTACCTTGTGGTCCTTGAATACCTACACCATCAGCACCATCAAATCCTTGAGTACCTTGGTCGCCTTGAGTACCTTGAACTCCTTGAACGCCAACGCCAGCATCTCCGGTAAATCCTTGAGTACCTTGGTCTCCCTGAATACCTAAGTCACCTTGAATACCGTCTCCACCAGCTCCGCCTTGTAATCCTTGAATACCCTGAACACCTTGGTCACCTTGAGTACCTTGTGCCCCTTGAGGACCAGTTCCACCAGGACCGTCGTTACCTTGGAAACCTTGAGTTCCTTGAACACCTTGAGAACCAGTTCCATCAAATCCTTGAGTACCCTGATCTCCTTGAGTACCTTGAGCACCTTGAGTGCCGCCTGAACCTTGAGCACCGACTCCGCCAACATCACCTTGAATACCTTGAGTACCCTGTGGTCCAAATCCATCAGCACCCTGAGAACCAAATCCCTGAGTACCTTGTACACCTTGAATACCTTGATCACCTTGAACACCTTGCTGACCTTCTCCGCCAGGTTGTCCGTCGTCACCAGATCCGCCTTGAACACCTTGTGTACCTTGAACACCTTGAGAACCGGCACCAGCAGGTCCTTGTGCACCGTCATTGCCTTCACCACCAATAATACCTTGAGTACCCTGATCTCCTTGGACACCTTGAATACCTTGGTTACCGTCGCCTGAAGCTCCTTGGAATCCTAACTCGCCTTGTTCGCCTTGTGTACCCTGGACACCTTGAATACCTTGGTTACCTTGAGCTCCGCCAAGACCAGTGGTACCTTGGTCACCTTGCGTTCCTTGAACACCTTGAGTACCTTGAGCACCTTGTCCTGTATTACCTTGTAGACCTTGGTCACCTTGAGTTCCTTGAACGCCTTGTGTACCTTGAACACCTTGACTACCTGTTGAACCTATATCACCTGTACGAGCAAACGTAATAGTAACATCTTCATCGTTAATAAAAGTTCCGTTGCCGCTTACAAACGCGCAAGATATAATAAAGTAACCAGTAACTTCAGTAAGAGCAGATATTGTAAATATTTGGAATGTTTCTGGGGCGCCTTTCTTTGTAACTCTAAAGTGGCCTTTCACAGGACTTGTAGAATCATCAATTGTTCTTAAGAATGGCTGAATATCAACAAAGTTATCGTCTCTATCACCAATATACATTGCCGTAACAGAAGAATAAGAAGCATTATTGAATTTTAATCCGCCGATGCCAGGAGAGTTATTAACTACATCTGTCTTAAAGGTATAATCAAAGGTAATACCACCAAACGATCCAGCTTCCCCTTCATCGCCTTGAATACCTTGCGTTCCTTGTGGTCCTTGAGTACCTTGACCTGTTAAACCTTGATTACCTTGGAATCCTTGCGTACCCTGTGGTCCTTGAATACCTTGTGGTCCTTTAGGAATAAAGGTAAGTAATGTTTCAACACCATGAGTAGCAGTAACTGTTGTCCAACTTGAAGCATTACCATCAATATAAACAACATCAAAGAAACCGTAGTTCTTTGCACCAGAATCCCATGTCCAATCTGTAATTTCGTATACTAACCAATGATGGCCGCCAGGACCGGGATCTCCACCTGCGCCTACCTGAATTTTTAAATAGCCTTTTGGAGTACCTGGTTGAGATGCAATCCAATCAAGTAAAGCATCAATCTCCGTGTCGTATTGGTCATTAGGAATATCGTCTAATGTAATTAATGTAGCAAGAGTAGGATTACTGTTATTGAACTTAAAGTTATTTGTACCTGGGTCAGTACCGCCAACAACGTTACTTGAGTAATTCCATACGAATGTTAAACCACCGTATTCGCCTTGCTCGCCTTGTAAACCTTGAAGACCTTGTAATCCTTGCGCACCTTGGTTACCAGTTAAACCAGTAAATCCTTGAGTACCTTGATCGCCTTGTAATCCTTGGTTGCCCTGAATACCCTGAGTTCCTTGAACACCTTGATTACCCTGAATGGCTTCTCCTTGTAAACCTTGGAATCCTTGAACACCTTGAGTACCTTGGTCGCCCTGTATACCTTGAGTTCCTTGAACACCTTGAATACCTTGGTCGCCCTGTATACCTTGAGTTCCTTGAACACCTTGAATACCACGATCACCATTTCTTGAAAATGTTAATCTAACATCTATTCCGTTAGTAAATGTTGTTGAACCGTTAAGTCTTTCAACATCAAATTCCCAGAAACCGGTTCTATCTGTTATTGATATGATTTTAAATAATGCTTGGTCGTAAACATCAGCTGCATTAATAATACGAACATAACCTTTAGGACTTCCAACAATACCATCAAGCTCTGCGGCAACGCCGTCCATTACATTAACTGCACCGTTATCTAAATCATCAACCCATAATTTTAAAGGATCGGATACGAGACTAGTATCACTGAATCTTATTTGACCTTGGCCAGGATCTCCGTCTGTTGTATTATTATCGTAATCGTAATCATACGTAATACCACCAAAGTCACCAATCGAACCCTGAGTACCTTGAGTTCCTTGTACACCTTGGTCGCCTTGTAATCCTTGAAGACCTTGGTTACCTTGAATACCTTGAGTACCTTGACTTCCCTGAGAACCTACTTCACCTTGGGCTCCAGTAAATCCTTGAGTACCTTGATTTCCCTGAGTTCCTTGGTTACCTTGAATACCGGTAAAACCTTGAGTACCCTGAACACCTTGAGTACCAACTCTTCCAAACGAAAGTATAAACGCGGGGTCAGCCGCAGCATTAGTAAGTACGGCAGCTGTATTTGCTAACCATGTAATTTGTAATGTTAACCAACCAGTGTTGTCAGTTACATCGTTAATTTCAAAAGTAATAAACTCTTGATTATTAGAAATTCTTGTAAGTTGAATGTAGCCTTTCTTTGGACCTGCTACAAGATCAATACTATTTAATAACGCAGATACATCTTTATTTGATTTTGCTTCTTGGTCAATGAATAATGCAGTTGCGAGGGAAGGATCAGCATTGTTAATTGCGAACTTACCGGCGGTAGGATCTTGTGCAATTGTTGATAGATCAATATCAAACTCAAACGATACTCCACCATAAGTTCCTACAAATCCTTGGTTGCCTACATCACCCTGAATACCGGTGAAACCTTGCGTACCTTGATCGCCTTGTAATCCCTGAGTACCCTGGAAACCTAAGTCACCTTGAATACCTGTAAAGCCTTGGGTGCCTTGAACGCCTTGATCGCCTTGTGTACCTTGAATACCCAAGTCACCTTGAATACCTTGAGTACCTTGCGTTCCTTGGAATCCTTGAAAACCACGGAAACCTCTTTCGCCTTGAATACCTTCGTAACCTAATTGTCCTTGAACGCCTTGGTCGCCTTGAACTCCTTGTAAACCTTGAACTCCACGGAATGTACCGAGGTTAATCCAAACAGATCCATCGTATACCCAGATTTCTTCATCTGTGTCATCAACAACAGCATTACCAACAACAGCTGAAGGGAACGCGGTATTTAAAGTAGCTTGTGGATCTCCGCCAGAATCGACATCAGGCACTGAACCAATAATATCAAAACCAGGACCGTAATCACCTTGAGTACCTTGAGTACCTTGTGCACCAGTTGTACCTTGAACACCTGCACCAACTTGAGTAACAGGATCTGAAGCAAATACCATAACAGTAAACGCTTCTGTTGGATTTGGTGTTACAACAGCTCCATTTCCGTCATATAATGCAATCTGAAATCCATTTACTGTTTTATTGTTAACTGATACAAATCTTGTATCATCTTGGAACTCACCGTCAGTAACAACTGTATAATCAGTGTCAGGTTGAGGAGAAACAAATGTAAGATCTAAAGTACCTGCACCAGATTGCCAATTTGAAGCAGTAACACTTGTTCCTGTTGGAGTTGTACCATCAACTCTCATGAAAGCAAATGGTAAAATAGCAGACTGCGTTACACCAGAATCACTTAAGAATTCCTTCCACGCGACACCGTCGGAAAAATATACCTTATCATTTTCGGCATATATGAGTGCACCCTCATAGACAACGGGGTCAAGCGTAATAGGAAAAGGCTGTGGTGTGCCGTAACCAAGTAATTGATTCTTTCCTGTTATTGTACCAAATCTGGACATGTTTTCTTATTTCCTTAATTCAACCTAATTAATAATATATTTATTCTTAGACAACATCGTCTTCTTCAGATTGTCCCTGCGTAAATGATAGTGTTGCATGAATAGCAAGATTGGCAGAAGCCTTAACCTCTAGTGTATCACCACTCTTTAAAAACTGTCCGTTAAGTGGAATCGGTGTTGTTTCATATGCAGTTACCGGCATGTTCCTTAATACATAAAACTCTGCATTAGCTTCATCTCTATGGAATCTCAAATCAATCATAACCGTTGAGTTTGTTGTATTACACAACACAAGTGGTGATATAATTTCACCAACTCCAGGTTCGACTGTTTCAGATCCACCGAAAACTAATTCAGGAACTTTATAATTAGGTACATCGGCAATCACTTTCCAGTTTGTAGTTACGATTTCATTAATCGCAACTGGTTTTGCATCTGGAGCTTGGCTCGTTGTAATTGTTGTTACGCTCATTTCTTTTATTCCCTTTTAAATATTTAAACTACCGCTCTCGAGTTCGAAGCACGTCTTGCTAACTTACGAACTGATGAGGTAAATGGTCGGCCTTCAATACGACCTGTTCTACCGTTAATTCTTAGACCTCTTGCGAAGTACTGGTTATTCAATTCATCAGCACCTGACCAACGAATTCTACCACCACTTTCATTTAGTACCGAAGCGATAGCAGATATAGCAGCACCTAAGTTTCTGAAGTTCAGAGGTAATGCGTTTCTGTTAACACCAGCCGATGCACCGTTGAACTGGTGAGCAATAGATTCAACCAACGATCCGAAGATCAATGTTTCTGGTCTCAATACATTGTCCTTAAGACAATCATCGAATAAACCGTTAATCATTGCTGTATGTTCAGCATCTGGAGTTACATTAGTTGTGATGTATGTTTTCATCCTATCCCATGCACCAGTAAAGGCATCAAGCAGATCAGTATTGTTTGCACCTTCTAAGGTCCATGCAGAACCATTCCAATAATATATATCGCCGGCGTAATGACTCACTGTATAATCAGATGCAACAATATAAGCCCAATTTGGTTTCATTCCTGTTACTGAACTTAGATCAGCATATGCATTAACCGAACCTTTATACTTCAGTCCTTGCATTGTTGGATTAAAGACTGGGAATACATGAGTTCCGTCATAGTTAAAGAACGAAGCAGCATATGTTCTTACAGCGTTCTGTGAACCATTATCACTGTATGTCGGTTGTGGGATATCAGGATTAAACTTATCATATGCAAAGTCATTATAAACCGCAGTTAGTAAGTTTCTAGCATCTCTTCGAGTTAAGTTAATATCAATGAAGTTATAAGCAGAGTTAACGTGTCTTACAGTATCTTTCTGTAATTGCTTTCTTCTCTGTTGAATAATTGCTTGAGCATCTGTAAATATAGCATTACTGTAAGTGTAATCCGGCTCTTCCTTAACTGGTAAGTACTTAGTGTCATTATACAATTGAGTGTTGTAGAACATGTTGGCCAATTTCTCAACCTTCTTGCTTTCAACTTCTGTTGCCAATTCACCGAGTATTACCTGTCCTGGGTATTCTCCTAATACGATATCTTTACAAATTCTACCTAACTGACGATATGATTTAGCAGTTGGTATTCTCTGACCTTCAGGTAATCTGTAAACTGAATTCCAGAAGTAGAAATCTGCGTTCCATCTTGAAGCAGAATTACCACCGAAGTTCAAGTCGAAGCTGAATGCGTCAAGTAAGTATCCAGTATCTCTGATACATTTTGCCTTATTATAATCAAGTACCTTAAAGCTACTGTTAATATAATCTGTTACATCGGAAGCAAGTTCTTCTGTATTATTATCAATCTTAATACCTGCAGCTGATAGTTCAGAAGGAATCCAAGTTGCTGTTGATACAGGTCTTGGTAATTCATCGGTATCGTTAGCAGTTATAACACCTTCAATAATTCCTACTAAGTCATGGACCGTAGTACCTTCAGTTGCCGTAGCAGGATCGCCTATTAGACTCTGCGGAGTTAATGTATATGTACTTGCGTTCGTTACAGGAGTTTCCTGAACTACTTGCTCAACTATATCACCTAAGAAGTTATAAATCGCCGCTGTTTGCGCTCTTGTATCAACCGGAAGTACTGATACTCCATTTTCGAAGTAAATACCTGCAGCAAGTCTTGTGGCAGAGTTAGTTTGATATTGAACATCATGAGAGATTGCATCAACTAAGAATCCGATATCTCTTCTGCATTTTGCATCAGGGAAACTTAGAGCATTGTGAGTACTTGACAGGTAAGTAATAACAGCTTCTGATAAGATAGCAGATTTTCTTTCTACAATTTCCTTAGCAGTAATATAGTTAGCACCCATCCAAGTTTGTAATACATCAATACGATCAGGTATTGTATTTCTTGATTCTATTGAATCATCAACCGCGTTAGCAACAATTTCTGTAAGCTTACGAGCAGCAATACAAGTATCAGGGTTTGCACCAACTGCAGACATATCTTGAGCAACAGTTGTTTGATATGAAGGAATTCCATTCCAGTATTCGTATTTCGTTACAATATCACCAGTATAATATTTTCCTGTTCTTGGGTACAATGTAGTTGTGATTGACTTACCACCTACAACATGTTCAACGATTTTGGCAAGGTGTAAGAATGCATCTCTTGTGCCCATTCTTTGTTCGATTTGTAATCCAGTATTTACCGCATTCTCAAAATACATTCCTGCAGTTTGAACTGTTGCCGCATTACCACCGTATTGAATATCGTGACAAAGTGCATCGATGATATAACCTGTATCTCTTCGACATTTTGCTTCACTGTAAGGTAATACCTGGAAGAACTCTGACAGATGAGCAAGTAACGAAGTAGAAACTGAATCCTTAATTGCGTCAAGTGCAAGGTAAGCAGCAGTTGCTTCCGCACCCCATACTGCGTTTGTTTCATCAGGCATTACAACCTTAGGAGCAAGTAACATTGTGTTGTTAGTAATTGAATTAGCAACAATATCGAATAAGGATTCTACTTCAGCAGATACTGCAGCCTGCGCCGATCCACCTGCGAACGATTGAGTTTGAGAATTGCCTGCTGATTTCAATCCAGCAATATCAGTATCTAAACAAATAAGTTCAGCACAATCACCAAGGTGAGCAAATGCAGCGGCTGTTGCTTCTCTTTGACTCGCAGGTAATACTGATACCGCATTTTCAAAATAAAGTTTTGCGTCGTTCAGTGTAGAGAAGTTTCCGCCGTATTGAGCATCGGCCGCAATTGCGTCAATTAAGTAACCAGTATCTCTTTCACATTTTGCGATGTCGTAAGTAACTGATGGTCTGTTTGCTGCAAGCCATGCTGTAATCTCAGCCTGTAAGAATACTTTGTTATTCTGTAACTGAGATCTTGCATTAATTCTTTCAGTTGAAGGTGAAGTATTAGTATATGTAATTGCATCAGCATTACCAGAACCGTTAGTCATTATATCAATAACTTCGTTAAACGCATTTTCTGTTCTAAGCTTCATTGTTCCGTCAACAACAGCTTCAATTGCTTTATCTCTTGCGAACTCAATACCTTTAACTGTTTCTGTTAATTGTTCATTGATTGATCTGTTAGCGCCAACCGTTCCAATCCTGTAAGCAAGACCGTTAAATACCGCTGATTGATTACCACCCGTTAGTACATCAGTTCTTACCGCATCAATAATAAACCCAACATCTCTCTTACATTTGTCGCCGTCAAATACGTAGTAACGATCTTTGAGGTATCCTTGTAATTCTTCGACGATGAAGTCTCTGTTGTTAACCAATTGCTTTCTTGCCAATGTTCTATTAGGATCAAAGGAAGCCTTAACCAATGTTGGCATTTCAGATTCTTCGATATTAGTGTTATCAATTAAATCAGCAATTGCGTATATCAAGTTAACAGCTTCTGTTGACTTGGCAGTGCTTGCCGCAGTTCCATCTAGAATATGATATGGGCCTGTACTAATTGCACCTGCATCAGCAGTTACGAATGTATGTGGTTGTTGTCCTGAACCGCCTGTTCCTACATTCATTGAGATTGTTGTAGCAGTTGTAGCAATAATAGTTACAGGAGCATTATAATAAGGATGATGTTTCTGTGGTGAAGTATGGTTAGCAGCACCTGAACCCATATCACAACTAAATGTTACCCCGTTTGGTTTCAGATATACTTGAGCATTAACATCAAGATTGTGAGCACCAATATCAGCAACATAAATTCCTGTGGCAGGATCGTAAGTTGCAGTTGAAACTCCGAACTGAGTACCTAATGCAGTTTGTTGAATAGCCGAAGTGATAGGACCAACCAGACTAGCGAGCCTTCTAAAGGCAAGTTGAGTTGGCAGCCGCTGTTCGTAAGGCAATACGTTGATTGCTTCTCTTAAACCTGAAACGTTAGCAGTATCTTCGTAATTAGATAATGTTTTAAATTGACCTTTTACTTCAATTGGTAAAACGTTAGTTGATCTTTGCTGTTCGTAATCAGCAGATTGTCCATCAAACTTACGGAAGTAATAATCAAATACTTCTAATAGATTTTCGTTTCCGCCGTATTCAATATCACGAGATAAAGCATCAACCATAAGACCAACATCTCTTTCACAAGTTGCTTTCTTAAATGGTAATCCATTATGTTCGTCTCTTAAGTAATCAATTACAGAAGCAGAAAGATTTTCTGTCATACCATCAATTGCAGCATGAGCTTCAATCATTGGACCTTCAACAGCAGGCTCGATATATGCAGGTAAGTAATCTAATGTGTTGTCGCTGATTACTTGAGTTACAATATTAACTCTATCTCTTGCTAGGTTAGCAACTTCGATTCCGTAATCAGTTCCTGAAACATCCTGAGCTTGGCCGTTTCCTGTTGTAGGAGTAATGGTAATATCACGTACGATATTCCAAACAACCTCAGCAATATGTTCCCATGTTTTGTATGTTGGCAATACTTGATCTGCAGGTAATACTGATACCGCATTTTCAAAATACAATCTTGCGAAGTTAACTGAACATGTATTTCCACCAAACTTAACATCTTGTATTAAACCATCAACAAGATAACCTGTATCTCTTTCACAAGCAACAGTATCATATGATAGTGCAGGATATTCTGCAGCAATATAAGCAGTAGTTTCAGCAATAATAAATTGTCTGTTTAAAATAAGTTGATTACCAGCATCATTGTGATTAGCACTTAAAGCAGCAGTTGAACCCCATTGTTTTGTACCAATGTTTGCTGAACCATTTTGCATGATATCAATGATCTTATCAAAATGTTGATTTGTTCTTGTTAACGCAACTCCTGTTATTGAAGGATCTGCGGCAACTTGAGCTTTAAGATAATTAACTGCTGCAACTGTTTCAACTAACTGATCGTTGATTACCTTGTTAGCACCTACAGAACCGGTTCTATATCCTAGACCCATGAACTGTGAGTTCCAAGTAGAGTTCGTTGCCATATCACGTCTTACTGCATCAAGAATGAATCCTGAATCTCTTGAACATTTTTCTCCATCAAACGTAAAGTATTGTGTATCAAGGTAAGCAGAAACATCTTTTGCCAAGTATTCTTTGTTTTGTTGTAATTGTTCTCTTGCGTATTGACCTTGAGACTTGTAAGTTACTTTTGATACGCCTTCTTTAATAACATTTACAAAAGTATGAACTCCGCCTGCAGATCCAGTGACACCAATATCAACCGTAACATCATCGCCAACGATGGCAGTAATATTCATTGGTTGCATATAGTTAACATCACCTTTTCTTGGGTAGGAATGTTCTGTTGCATTTGAATCTTGATCGCAAGTAAATGTAAATGCGTATGGAGCAAACTCAATATAATCTTCAGTAGTTAAATCATGTCCTGGTATTGTTAAAGTACTTAACCCAGAAGCAGGAAGGAATGTTGCTGTAGTTGGAGTATAATGCTTAACATAAGAAGCAGGATCTGTAAAGAACAGACCGTCCGTATCAATTGCCCCAACATCCGCTCTAACAAACGTATGAGTACCACCAGTACCTGTTCCGATGTTCATTGTAATTGTATCGGCAGTAACAGAAGTAAGTCTTACAGGGGTTTTATATGCAGGATGGTGTTTAGCCGGCGCAGCATGTTCTGTAACATCACCATCTAAAGTACAAGTAAAGATAACTGAATTTGGTTTAATAACAATCGTATCACCAGCTTGCAGATTATGTTTTCCGATGGATGCTACAAATACACCAGTTACTGGGTTATACGTTGCATCGTATGGAGTATATGTTGAATTGTACTTAGCAGTTTTAACACTGTCTGATGTAGCAGAAACAAATGTATGAACAGAAGTATCTGAACTTGGTCCTACATTAACTGTAAAAGAAGTTGCTGTTGTTGCCGCAACCACAACTGGCTTCTTATAAGCAGGGTGAGCGTGTTCACCTTTAATTGCACCAGTGATAGCAGATACAAATGTATGGGTTCCACCGCCGTTAGCAACCGCACCAACATTACAACCAATTACGTTTCCATTCACTGAAGTAATTTTAACTTTCTTCTTATAGAACGGATGATGTGGTTCAGGCGCAGAGTGATTTGTTAAATTGCCATCTAACAGACAAGTAAATGTAATACCGCGAGTTGCGAATTCAATCTCATCTCCAACTATCATTTTGTGAGTACCGATGTTAGCAGTAAATTCGCCGGTTTCTGGTACATAACTTGCAGCTGTTGGAGTAAAGCTTGCGATTGTTGTTGTTGGGTAAGTATGTTGAGTAGCGTTACCGTCAGTTGCACAAGTAAATGTTAAACTGTCAGGCGCAAGTAATACTTCTTCACCAACTTGTAAATCATGAGCACCAACTGTAATAACCGTTAGGCCAGTTACAGGATCGTAAGTAGCATTAGATGGAGTATAGATTTTATTACCAGAATTTAATATATCCTTGACTTTATTAATATTCTCTACTGCTCTATGTCTTGATGCTTCGTCAGACAATGCCTTAACTTCTGTAATTGAGTTAGCAGCCGCAGATACAAACGTATGAGCGTTTGTTCCGCCTTTACCTACATTCAGTATAATAGTTGTAGATGTTACTGCTTCAATTGGGCAAGGATGATTATAATAAGGATGTCCTGCTGCAGGTACAGAATCGTTTTGAACTCCGCTTCCTGTATCACAACTAAATACAATACCGCCTGCTGAGAATCTAACGTACTCTCCAGGTAATAAACTATGTTGACCAATCGTCGCTTCGAACTTTCCTGTTGTAGGATCGTAACTTGCGGTTGATGGAGTAAACTGATCTCCAGGTACTGTACTAATAAGATCTTGTTTCAATGTTTCCATTGAACCTAAGGTTTGCACTAACTGATTGTTAATAACATTATCAGCAAGTGTAGTACCTGCTCTGTAAGCAATACCTGTTTGAATTGCGTTATAGTTTGAACCTGTTAGAATATCTCTTTCAACCGCGGGCAAAATATATTGAGTTACATCTCGACGGCACTTGGTAGAATCATATCTATAATAAGTATTTTCGATATATCCTTCAATCATGTCTTGAATGAATTCTTTGTTTCTTTGTAATTGCTTTCTTGCATTTCTATTAGCAGCAGGAATCGCCACAGCATCACTCCAAGCAATATCATCTCCTAGAGTAGATACAGCGTTAGGTAAAGCAACTACGAAGTTATGCTTATCGACAATTGCCGACTTACCAACATTGATTGTGATTCGATTAGGTGTTGCTCCTAATACCTCAATTGGAGTACCTGCAGCCGGGTCAGAAGCTCGAGGATATCCTGTTCTTGTTTTATTATTATCTCTATCACAAGTAAATACCAAACCACCTGTTTTAAGTAATACATAACGGCCTGCAGATAATCCATGTCCTGCTGTTAGTGCGTTAGGTGTTGCCGAAACAAACGTATGAGGTACTTGACCCGTTCCGCCTGTACCAACATTCATACGAATCGTTGTGGTGGTTGTTCCTATAATAGGACAAGGTTTGTTATAATAAGGGTGGTGAGCCTGTGGTGATGAATGATTAGCAACACCTGAACCCATATTACAACTGAATATGATACTTTCAGGTTTGAACCATATATGATCGCCAACTTCGAGTGTATGTGAACCTACAGTTGCTTCCATGATTCCTGTGGCAGGATCGTAGGTTGCGTTTGATACCGTAAGTCCAGTTTGTGGCTGAAGTGTGATAACTGATAAACCAGTAGATGGATCATAAGTAGCAGCCGTAGGTGTAAACTGTTTTCCTTTATTCTCAAGGATTTCTAAAATATTATCGTAAGCATCATCGAGACGATCTGAAGCAAGGAATGAATCCCCGTCAATCAATTCGTTAGTCTGATCTTTTAATCTCTTATAAGCAGCAACTGTTTCGTTGTTCTGATTTTCCATAACAGTTTTTGCAGCAGCCATGTAATATGCACGACCTGCAGTAACAGAGTTATAGTTTGTGTCAAACATCATGTCGTTCTTAACAGCGGGTAGAATATAATCAGATACATCTCTACGACAAGCTTTACTATCGTAAGCATAGAACTCATCGTTATTCTCTATCCAATCAATAAGACCATCTGAAATTACTTTTTTGTTGTCTTGTAGAAGTTGTCTGGCTGAGGTATAAGGAACAGAAGTATCTTTCCATATAATCGGGTTGATGTTCTCTTCGCCGTACTCCAGGACATTCAGAAGTTCACCAAAGGACGTTTCGATGCGTTCGTTGATTTCAATATTACCAGTTGCGAATACTCGCTTTGTTTGATCTCTTAAGTATTCAAGTGCGCCTTTTGTTTCTTCAAGCTGTTCACCTGGGACAACATAACTGATTGGTGATCTATAAGTAATACCACCAAGTCTTCCCCAATAGTTCGTATCGAGTGCAATGTCATAACCTGTGCCATCAAGTACAATACCTGAATCTCTTAAACATTTTTCAGAATCATACTCTTTATAACCTAAACCGGAATTTGCTGTATTGGCTGTTAAGTAACCAACCATATCATCAATAATATCATCAGCAGCGTAATCAATTGATTCTGCAAACGCAGTGTTACCAATAATATCTACGGACGTTGATTTTGGAGCAAAGAACTGAGTTGTTCCTTTTGCTCTCATTGAGATGTCACCGAACTGAGTACCTGAGTTGTTCAATGTCATCTGACCACCGTTCAAGGCATAGAATGCACAACGAACGAAGATAGATAGAGAACCAATACCGTTAACACCAGCACCATCTCTAGCAACATATCCTAAACCGTTTTGAGTACGAGGTGTAAAACCAAAACAAAGTACGTAGGTATATAATGAATCGGTATCAAGTACTCTTCTGTCTGCAAGTACACAACCACCACCACGACCAACCGCTCTGTTAGGGAAATCGTCGATTCCGATAGAAGCAATTGTTGCTGTACCACCAGATTCAGTAGTTATTGTATCACCTACTTTAAATCCTTGACCATTCTTAAGGTTACGAACTCGAATTGTGTTTAACGCGTTTACATCACCAGGTACTATACCTTTCAGTGCATCTAATGAATCATCCCAAGAAAGGTAACCAATAGCACCAGATGAGAATACCACTTCATCATCAATTTTCCATAATGATGTAACTGGGTTTGAAGTATTACCTGTAACTCCTGATAGTACAAATGTTTGACCAAGGTCAGCAAGAGTACCTTTTGAGTTATAAGGATTAAGAGGTGGTTCAACATCTTGACGTAAGAAGTTAGATAACTGAGTACTATCTCTTAAGTAAGGTGAACGTAATAACTTGGCACCAGGTCGATAAGCAATTGCGAATCCACCTTCTGGGAAGTCAAAGTTATCAACCTTAAAGTTCTGATAACCAAATCCTTGAACATAACCACCAGAACCAACTAAGATTCCGTTATTGTTTTCGTAGCCAGGAAGTAGTTCGATAACTGTAGCATACTGACCTGCAGTTGAAGTACAAGAACAGTCATCAGGCAACATTAAGTTACCTTTTGTATAATAAGTACCAGGACCTACTGAAATATGAACAGCGTTGTTAATTGCGTTACGATTTAATTCGCCGCCTGCTTTTTCTAAACAAAGTTCAAATGCTCTTTCCAGTGTTCTTACTGGTTGCATCATTGTACCTGGGTTATCATCGTCACCAGAACCGGCATCTACATTAACTTTGAGTGCTTGTGCTGTTTTCTTTGATACTTCAGAGAATAGTTGTCCGAAGTTAATTTGTTCTGTATCACCTGTCTTTTCGTTACGAATTGCGAAGTAACTTTCATCATCGATTGGAGCCTCAAACTCTTTGCTGAGATTCATATCAAAGTCGACAAGTTTAGATTTATCAACTATGCCTGTAAAGGTTGATCCTGATATTGTTCCATTATCGAACGATGATCCGTTTGCACTCAAGCCTTCAGCAGTTGAACTACCAATTGACATGTTAGTGGCAACAACATTATCCATCGTACCAGTGTATGTACTGCCACTTATGACACTATCTGTAATACTTGAATCATCAATGGTTGAATTAGTTAGGACAACATTGTTGCCTGTACCGTCATTAAATTCAGATTGTGTTATGACAATATTATTGGCAGTAGAATCTGTAATGACACCATCAGAGAAATCAGAATTAATGATTGTTGCATTATCAATATCGCCATCGTCAAAATTTGAATTGGTAATGTCTACATCGTCTGCAGTACCACCAGTGATATCGGATTCATCAATTGTACCAGTATTAAACTCTGAATCGCTAATGACAACATTATTTGCGGTAGAATTTATAATCGCTGAGTTATCAATTGTAGAATTGGTCAGGACAACATTATTTCCTGTACCTTCATTGAACTCGGAATTTGTTATGACAACGTTGTTAGCAACACTATCAAATAATCTTGAAGACGTAATCGTTACATTGTTAGCAGTACTATCGAGAAGTTCTGAACTTGTAATGACAAAGTTATTTGCGGTACCATCAAGTAAGTCTGTATTGGTAAAGATATTATTATTACCAGTGCCTGATGAGAAATCAGAGAACGTGATTGTTACGTTATTTGCTGTGCCGTTAAATATTTCACCGTCTGTAAAAGTTGATGCAGCAATAGCAATATTGTTGGCGACCGAGTTGGTCATGATCGTATCGTCGATCGTACCACGGACAAAGTTAGTATCTTCGATTTCAGAATTATCTATGTCAACGTTGTTTAGGCGTGAATCAGACATTCTCACACCAGAGATAGTTCCTCCAGTGATCGTTATTCTAGAAAAGATTTCATATTGAATTGCTTCAACTAATTCCTTTCTAGTTATATTACTTGTACCGTCGTCACCTTGGACTAGGTTAACAATAACGAACAGGTCTTCTGTTCTGGTATTGGCACCAGTAATCGGAGGTAGTTCTGAAATTTTTGCCATCTTTAGTCTTTTCCTTGTGGTATTACCTTATTATTTATAAGACCAATACATCAATTACTCTTTGTTATTAAGCTTGTTTTCTAAAACATTTACTTTTTCACTTAAATCTTTTATTGCATTTATTAGCAATGGCACTAATTGTTGGTATCTTACTGCTTTATAAGTACCAGCTTCCATTTCAATATCATAGACTACTTCAGGAACCAACTCTTCGATCTCCTGAGCAATAACGCCAGGATGCGTATCTTGAGGTCTTTCTTTATAGTTAAACGTATATGTCTTTATTTGTTCTATCGTTTCCAAACCTTTTTCAAGAGGCTTTATATTTTCTTTTAATCTTTCGTCTGAGAAGGATCCGTTTGTTGTTACGTCGCCAACAAATACTGCACTTCCTGTATCTCCATCAATTTGGGCTTTAATAGTTGATCCGCCCGAGTAGTATGTAGATGTATTTAAACTTACATCATGATGATAGGTTAGGTTGCCGCCGTTAGAAACATAATTGTATGTATCACCAAAAGTATAGATTGCACTATACACATTCATGTTTGCTGCAAAATCAACTAACCGCGTGTCAGTACCACCGACGTATCTAGAAATTCTTAAATAACCTTGACCACCTCCAGCTCTGCCTTCCATATAGCCATAGTTATCAGCGTCAACATAACCGCCTGTTCCAATAAACTTATTACCTTTATAAGTATCGAGTTCACCGTTTCCATCAAATGATATAACGCCTGAGGCAGAAAGGTTAATACCGTCTCCACCAGAAAACGCAGCTCTTGCTCTTGTATCGGTATAATAAAGATTTGTTGAACCTTCTGATATATCATCGGTGCTTAATCCACCGCCACCGCTTCCAATTGATAATGTACCTACTGTTAATGTACCAGTAACTTCAGCATCTTCTGCAATGTTAATATTTGGAACTGATAGTGTACCTGCAGTTGATAATGAAAACTTATTAGGTGCAACACCAGTATTAATAATAAAGTTACCAGGATTTGAATTTTCTAATCCTACATCCCAAGATAAAGAACCGTTTGTGTATCGTGTTTGTGCACCAGCACTATTTAAAAAAGTTGTTGTTAATTGAGCACTACCTGTAACTTTAAAAGCACCGTTAACATTAACCGGAGTATTACTCGAGATTGCTTCAATTGTATTGGTACTTATTTTCGTGGAACCGATTACATTGCCCGCGGTAAGGTTCCCTGTAAGAGTTGCACTACCTGTTGTTGTGCTACCGCCAGCAGCCGCAGTCACCACATTGGAAGCCAATAAGTCAACTATATCGTTCGTCTTGTTAAACCAATTTTGAAAGGTTTGCGAAGTTGTTATATTACCTAGATCCTGAGCCATTTATTTTTCTTCCAGTTTTTCTATTCTTTCGTAAATATCAAGAATACTCTTTTTAATATCCACTAAGTCATTTTGTATTCGGTCTACTTTGCGATAATAGTTCCGTTCTATTTTATATTTATTGAGAGCGGCAGCATCAGTACTAAGAATTGCTCCAGTTGTCTTATCTCTATTAATATTCATTATAGTTCCTATGTCAATGCGAGACCGCGATAATCTTTTAGCGTTGGGGCATTGTGTATGTTTGGCGAGAGTAAATCAATACGAATTTGGAATCTCTTGAATCCTTCAAACACTCCGCTTTGTGATGTATAAGTTAGAGGACCACTTACAACACCGCCTGTTTTATTTACGTCTTTAATTCTATATTTAAATTCTCGGTAATCACGCAAGTTTGATATTGTAGAATAAGATCCTACTCCTTCAAACTTTTCTAATTCAGTCCATGATAATCTATCGAAATCATCGAAGTCATATTGATTCTGAGCTTTAATATAAACTTTAATATCTGTTCCTGCTGGACGATATGCAGAAAGGATTAAGTTGAAATCTTCAGCATCAAGATCTTCTGCCAATTCAATTTTCTTACTGATATATTTTGCAGTTGTATCAGAGTCATTTGTAATCTTATATTGATAGGCAATAAGTTTAGATGCTTCAATATCAATGAATGGAGTAGATGTTACATTACTTCCGTTAGACATTGCTACATCTATCGTGAATGCTTTAACACCGGCAGGATCATTTGATTTACTGTAAAGAACTACGCCTTTCTCTGCGAAATAGTTGTTATCATTAAACTGCATTGGCTTCAAGTAAGTAGTTGCTGTATCACTAGGAGGTACAAAAGTTCCTGATAGTGTAGTTCTTGAAGTTGAATCATTAGCCTTCATAATCATAGGTTGGATATAACTTAAATTAATATCGTTAATAGCAGAAACATTTGCTGTTGAAGCACTATCAAGACCAACTAAGTTTGTACTAACACTAAATTGTTTTGATGTAGTTGCAGAAGAATGAGCAATATGACATTCGTAAGGATTTCTTTGAACATCATATAAATCCAATTCACCAGCAACGACAGGCATATGAGTACCTGCTCCAGAGAACGAAGGCGGAGTTTCTAATATAGCCGTAGTGGCATTTGTGATTGAGGCAATCTTATGTATTTGTATTTTAGCAGTAGAAGTATTTACAATTCTTATATAATCACCAGCAGCATAAACTGTATCGAGCGCTTGGCCACCTGTTATTGTTTTAGAACCTGCGGCAGTAGTAATACCAGTATCAGCAGGTGTGGATAATAATTGATAAACTAATTCACCAGGTGTAAACCTTCCTGTAATATTACTTAATGTAAGGAACTCATGATTTGCGTTTGTTAATTTAACAGTACCTGATGAGGAATTAAAGTTATGTCTTCTTATAGTAAATTTAATATCTTCGTCTTGATATGATTTCCAAGCAGAGTTATTAGTTGAAGTAAATAGAACACCGTCGCCCCAATCCTGAGTGATAGCAGAACCTTTTGTTGCTCCAGGTGTTAAATCAATTCCACCAACTTTAGAAGTATAAATTAAGTAATTAGGATCTGATGCATCAGGTTGTACTACAATTGCGTATTCTTTTTCTACATCTAATCTTACAGGCGCCTCAAAGGTAAACGTTGTTGCCGAAGAAGCATCTTCAGAAGTATTTACATCAGCAGGTAATTTATGAACATTTGCGAATGGCAAGATTCTGTTTGTTGGGTAACCATTTACAACTTCTCTGATCTGTAATGATACACCATTTAATGGAGATGAATCATCACTACCTGAACCTGTTTGAGTTGGTTTACGACGGAAGTATACATCAATATTAGATAAGTAAACTGAGTTAGAACCTGCACCCATACCTTTCTTAACGAAGAATGTTTGTGCAAGTGGATCTCTACCTCGAATACGTCGAGCAACGTTTCTTGTTGTTACTGTTGTATTCACATCAAAGTTTGGAGATCTTGTTGAAGTTGTTAAACTTGTTTTCTCAACACTGAAGTTATATGCTCGATAAGTAACAAATCCTTTACTTGTTGAAGCAGAATCAATACTGTTATAAGCAGATACATCGGCAATTTCTAATACTCTATCACCTACATAGAATGTTTCGGCAGGCAAGTGGAATACAGCTCTTAGTACACCGTTTGCGTCCGTAGTAACTGTAGCACCTTTATCACCGTACCTACCAACTTCTCCAACTGAATCAGCTGTAATTGATCCTGGCATTACGTGTGCATTTACATCAACGCCATCAAAGAAGAAGTAATGTCTTTGATTAGGTCTTAATCCTGACATATAAACTTTGATATCTCTCGATGCCATATAAGGTTGGAATCTAAAGTCGGAAACAAATTCACCAACGAACGATTCTGTTGTTCTTGAACTATCAATGGTAATTTCGCTTGATCTTGTTGTGATAGTTGTTACTTCAGTTCCTGCACCACGTCTTCCTCGACGACCAGGATCACCTTCAAACACTCTTGACGAAGATGTATCGGTCATAGGTAAGAATGCTTGAATCTCATCAATAAATTCTTGGAACGGAGTAGTTAGATCAATATCAATAGAAGCAGGATTAACTGTTGTATCATAAGCAGCATCGTAAGGTGGAGATATAACTCCATCACCTACATACTTATAGAAGTTACTTACACAGTTTCTAAAGTTCGATGCATACGGTTGATTAATAACCTCAACGTTTGAATTCCTTCCTACAGTTGCTACCTTAGCATCAGAAGTAGATGGGAATATTGAAGAACCTGTTGCTGAATCATATACCAAATCTAATGGGAATGTTTTCAACGAAGGAGTAAGTATCTTTTGATTAAATGGTACCGCAGCATTAAACTGTGGATGACTGATTTCTGATAACTGTAAATTGTTAAAAGGATCTACAACGAAACCATTCTTGAATCTGTTTAAACCATTCTCATCGCGCACAACTAAGTTATCAGTTTCTGATTCTAATTGATTCAATGAAATATAGTATGCCATGTTATCAATCTTCTTTTCAAGATCGTGCATATCTTTCATTGTATAATTCTTAATACCTGTTGCTCTTGGTTTAATTGCATAACCAGGTTTACGAAGAACATCAGACTGTTTCTTAGACAGCGCAGGATAAGTTGGAATTTCTACATTTGCGATTGCCAACTGATCTGTTGTAAGCTTTGGTGGTACAGGATTTTTCTGTTCTTCACCTTTAATGATAACAATATCACCATAAGAATCGCAAGCAATTGTATCAATTCTTGATAGGTAATGTTCTATACTTGTTTGTAATGATTGCTGTGCAGCAGGAACCAACGCAGCTCCTTTGTCACTAAACGATAGACTATTGAAACCAACCTGAGTTGAAATCGTTGGAGCATTACCTGAATTCGCCAAATAATTTGCAGCTGCATCTTTATTAACATGTGGTCTGAAGTCAAACGAATCTCTTAAGTTATATACTTGGCCTGACTCTGACGTGTAAGAAGGAATATCAAACTTACTTAAAGTATTTGGATAACTATTAATTGTAAAGAAGTATTTACCAGTTGAAGTATTTACCTCAAAGCATTGCAGATTAACCGTCATAACACCACTTGGCTCAGGACGTCCTTCAATATATTCTACATAAGATAGATCGTAATAAGTATCTTTCTGATTCTCTTTTAATCTAAAGCTACTTGTAAAATCTTCTCCTGCTGCATCTGTAATACTTACAATTTTAAATACATCTGGGAAACCTAAACTATATTGTGTTTTAACGTTTGAGTAACTAAACTTAACATAAGTATCACGTAATGTTTTAGCATAAGGTGAAATACCACCCGATGAACCAACCTGTCTTTTATTATAAAATACTTCTACTGAACCACTCAAACCACTATCACAAATAATATTAAGTTGTGAATTATTCAAAGCAGTAGTAGTACTTATAACAGGATATGTTGTTCCTGCCAAGTTAACTCGAATATCGTCGTTAAGACAATTAAAATCTTCGCCTGGTCCTGCGGTTAATGTGATCGTGCCTGTTGTCGCAGTTCCTGTATTTTGAAATCTACAAGGAATAAGAGTATTTGATGTTGCGAACGTTCCATTAATACCAGAATCAAAGATTAATGCCTTTCTTCCTGTTTCTTTAATAACAGGTGAACCGATACCATTTGTTCTTATAGGTACATCACCACTACCATCTGATAATTTGGTAATGTCTTTAATAGCTTGAGCACCGTTATATACAGCAGAGTGAATATAGATTCTTTTGTCTGTTATGTTTTGTACTGCAACTCCACCAACTGAAGCACTTCCTGATGTTTGCGCATCTGCGGTTGAAAGAATGCCTAAATTCAAATAACCTTGCGAATTACTTGTGGTGTCAATCTCAAAATAGTTTCCATATTCCATTGAAACGTTTTGATTATTAACTGTTTCGGTTTGTCCTATTTGATCTATTTGGAATGAACGTTCACCAGAATTTTCTACTCTATAACCTTTTACATATGCTGTACCAGGCCCGACGACACATTGTACTTCACTATTGGCAGCACCACTAGGAATACGATCATCAGTAGTTATTGGGAATGTTTCTAAAATATAATTACCAGATTCTTCATAGGTACGTCGAGCCATCTCTTCGCCCAATACGTTGTATTGAGAAACGTCTCTTACAGTAATTGCATTACCATTTTGATAACGAGCCAATGTAAAGAAGTCTGAATTCTGAGTTCCGTCTGAAGTTTCCAATACTGTTAATGTAGGAACAAGTTTTAATCTGTCTGCACCTGGGGCATTTTCATTCTTAGAACCGTTTGCATTATCGTATAGGCTGTTATCTTGTAGGTTATTAATTAATCTTTCTGCTACTAAATAACCAACTGATTTATTATCGGCAACGTTAGTATACTTTTCAACAACTAATCTTTGTTCTGCTGTAAATATAAAATGGCCTTTCTGAAATATAATGCCAGGAGCAGCTTCGATACCGAATGCTCTACCAACATGTGGATTTCCTACTGAAGGTGAACCGTATACCGCAAGACCTGTATTAATAACAGTGTCAATAGATAAGGCTTCGTTTGTGGTTCCTCTTAAATATTTGAATCTTGTTACAACTAACGCTTCACCAGCTTGAAATTGAGTTTGACCTGCCAAACCAATGTTAGTGTAGTTAATAAAGAAAGTATTTAGATTTGGTGGTCTTGTTTGAAATCCTTTAGAAGCCTGAACGATTTCTGCTTTCAGTCCGGACGATTGTCCTTTTACCTGATAAACATAGTCAAGTTCTACTTCTTGACCTGCTAATACTTCAACCGCAGGTGTGCTGATATATGACTCTGCGTTAAATCCAGTTGGGCCGTCATTTAGTTTTACAAATTGAAGATCATCAAGTTCTGTAAAGTTACATCCTTTTACAATTGAACCTTCTTTGAAAATATTATCTCCAAATGACTCAACCTGATTTTGAAGCATAGTCTGGAGTTGTGTAAGTTCTCTTGCCTGTATCGCGTACCCAGGCTTGAACATAACTCGATAGAATTGCTTCTCGGCATCATAGTCATCGAAGTATGGTGCTTGGTTTAAGTTTTTATTAATAGGCATCTTTACTTACGTTCCTTAAAATTCCAGTACAAATTTAAATTCTTCTCTTGAGAGGTCGGTTCTTGCTAATGGGAAGAAGTCCTCCATGAAGTACACTTCGCCTGTTCTCTGTTTGTAATCCGAATAGATAACATTATCTGCTATAGGATTATTTATTGTTATTCTCTGACCAGTATTTGAGGTAATTGCCAGATTTGGATTAAATGATGTATCTCCATTACCAACCAGGGCATTATTTCTATATGGTCCTACGTATTCTGCTAAAAATACTGTATTTGAAGTTTCATCAATCTCGTGTATTTGAGCTTGGAATACAATATCGTTATTTACATCAACTTGCGTGATTGTACTATTTGCGTTTAATCTTCCATAATCATCTGTTATAATCGCAATTCTATTATCGAAGACATCAGGTTCAGTTGCGGTATTTGCTTGTCCGCTTCTCCATGTTGGTATACCTGACATATCTTTAAATGTTGGACTTCTTACAATACCAATACAGCCGTATGTATTCTTATCACCAATTTTTGTATTGTCGTCTGCTGTAATATAAGCATACATTGAAAAATGTTTACATCTAAATTCATCTAATAAATTATAAGCATGGCCACCTTTCGGTTCAATGATAGGTTGAATGGTTGCTCTTACATCTGCTGATTCAGTACCACCTGGGTTGAAATCAATAAGAGGATCCACAACTTCCGCAATAGCGTTATTATATCCTGTGCCTTTATTTAAAAGAATAATTTTATTAATACCACCATTATCAATTTCAGGTACTGCTACCGCCCCATCTCCATCACCGCTTATTTTAACGCGTGGGAAGATTTTAATATTTGCATTAATCGTTGCTGTTGATACCATGAAGTCTGTTAAACCTTTCCATGTACCACCTGACACATATCCGCCAAAACCAGTGCCATCAAGATCTGTTGTTAATAATGCATCTGATTTCAATTGAAATGTATCTGCGTTCACAACTTGTACATAAAAAGTTGTTGCAGCAAGTGTATCTGTGTCTGCTTCATTTACATTTAATTCTGACATACCAACAACATTTCTAAATGTAATTGGTTGACCATTCACTAAGTTATGAGATGTTGATGTAATTACGACAGGAGATGCTTGAGTTGCATTCTCTACGTTACCACGTCTTGGATTTGATAATTCTTCGCCAACGGTAATTTCCGCTAGGCCATTGCCTTGAATTAGTTTATAAGCTTTGATTTCAAATAGATTCGTAACACTTGAACTTGGGTTTGTAGCATAGAAGAATTGACCTGTATAGTAATTTTCTGTTGCTTGCCAATCTTGCTCCTTTGGATCAATTTCTAATTTAACATTACCGTGAGAATTGGCTCCACCAACTCTGCCAGGAATTGACTTTATAAGGCCGTTCTTTTCTTCATATCCATTATTGACAATAGCATTAGTAACTTGAATCTCAGATATACCACCGCCGTAAACCTCCGCTGGGTTAACAGCTGCAGTAGGATCAATTGGAATATAACCTAAAGCATTATAGGCCTCGAATTGTAATGTAGTGAGACGATACATATACTTCCATACATAACCGTCGGCAGTTTCATAAATTTGATTTACGTTGGCTGCATCAAAAGTAGGTGGTGCTTGTGAACCAACACCTTCGTTATTATTAAGGCACTTATAAACTCTGTAATCATCAGTGTCGTTATCGTTAGGTCCGACTACGGCATAAAAGTTTAAACCATCAAGATCTATTTTATCATCGTATTCAGAATATACAACACCTCGTTGCCAAGGGTAATACTTTATCATAAAGTTAATATCTTGATTACGTATCTTTTTAGCAAATAATGTTTTTTCTAGAAACTCATTTTGAGAAGTAGCAGAATCAATTGGCTCTATACCACCAATGCTAGAAACAAACATATAATAGTCATCGTTAGCCTTTGCGTCAGCTATGAATAACTTATTAATGTCTTGGTTAAAATTGTTTGTTAAAATTTCAGGCATTGTTATATAATTCTCTATATTTTAGTTTATTTATATCCATTGGACTAACCTCTCTTTCTTATTCTTGGCCTTGGATACACCAGTCCACTTGTAGGTCTTGCTTTTGCATTTACTTTTGGAAAACTCGCACCAGATTCTGGTCTTTGATTCTTCCACATTAATATTTTATTTGGGGCGCCTTGTAAACTTTCAAAGTCAGTACTACTATCAGTTCCAGTATCGTACATTTCACCAGTTGTTGCGTTTGCTTCAAGCCAAGCATTTGCATCAGTTTGAGTTAACCCGGGATTGCTTTCTGCAAGTAATGCAACAACTCCAGCTACTTGTGGTGACGCCATGCTTGTTCCGCTAATCTTACTGAGATAATACGAACCGTTTCTAGGATCTTGTACACCGCCAAAACTACCTGTTAAAGTTGAACTCACAATACCGCCACCAGCCGCAAAAATATCAACTGCATTACCACAAACTGAGCTCGCTCTTTTGCGGTCATTTTTTTCAATATTGAGCGCGCCAACATTTAAAGTGGCCGCTTCAAGACCAATGTTTGTGGACCTATGACTTGGTGCACTGGCGGCGGACGTATTTGACCCGCTTCTGAAATAGATGTAATTTTCATAATCTTGATCACCAGACTTGACAGTTTTTTGATATGTATTTCCTGCCGAAGTAACTATAATAATACCATCGGCTATTGCATCAGCAATATCTGCTCCCCAAGAAGACCCTGCGTATGGAATTTTCCAATTACCATCTGCTGGTACATTTATGCCTCTTGCTTCTAATTCAGCATTAGTTAAATCACTACCCTCATCACCGTACTTATCAAAGGTTACTCCTCTATATTTAAATTGTCCAATTCCATCATAACCAGCGTAACCATTAGCGGGCCCGGAGATGTAAACGTCTTTACTGAGGTAACTACCATAACTGTGATTACTTATTGTAGGATTTCTTCTACCAGTTTCTGAGTTAATTGGTTTTGTATTATGCCATTCACGAATATAATCCCAGATAGTTCCAGACTGTAATCCACTTTGACCATGATTCGTAGTGCCACTTAAGGGAGCTTCTAAACTATAAATATTTGCTTCTCTGGCCCAACCTAACGTATTTCCTGCTACAGTCCCAGCAACATGAACACCATGATTAGTATCAGTCTCATTGCCCATTGTACCATAATTATAAGTTGCGTTTGGGCCTAATCCTAATTGATTCGCGAGCGAGAACCAATTAAACGCCTGTACTCTACTTCCGCCAGTTCCATCAGCATTAACGGCAAACTCTGGGTGGGCTTGAGCAGTTGTTGTAATATGCCCATCAACAATTAATACATCAACATTCTTTCCTGAAGCGGTAATTGTGAGTGGGTTTGTCGCTACAAAAGAATCTCCATCAGAACCCCAATTTTTTCCTGTAGTAACATAACCTGATGAGCCTGCTTGTGTAGGATCACCTGAATCACCATCTTGGAATATATTTCGTATTGTTGTTAATGAAGGTTTACTAATTACTGGTTTAATGTATGTGTTATGGAATGCATAACCTAATGGATTGTTTGATTGTATACCAGCTTCGGTACGCATATCGTCTGTCCATTCTGGAGCAAGACTTCCACCATCCCATAAAGCTGTATATTCAAACATACAGAAATTCAATAAGTATAAGTATTCTTTAGCTGCTACTTCAAAAGCATCTGAATCTGTTTTCCAAGCGTTGGATGGACTTTGATAACCTGAAGGATCCCACTTGCCTGCGTCATAGGCTTCTTCCATTGCCGCATATAAATCACCTGAAGCCCAATCACTTGCTAAGTATGCATACAGTTTTATATCGTCTGCTGGTAATCCATGCATATGAAGTGTATGCATTATGTGTTCAATAACTTCCCCTGCGTCTAAATCTCCATCACCTTGAGTACCAGATGAATTCAAATACCAAACCATATCGTTAGCAACGTGTGTATCAAATAAGTTTGTTAGGTTCCAACTAATAATTCCTGAGTCAGTTAAAAAGTTTGGAGTATAATCACCCCCACCACCTCTTGCTACTCGTTGTAGTGTTGGTTTGCCTTCATGCCAAGTTCCAGATAAACCTTTTAGATTTCGTATAAGATTCCTTTGGAGTGTATCATTGATTTGTGACTGGTACTGATTTGGTATTAAAAACAATTCATACATTCGAGCTATTTTTTCTATCCACGCGTCAGGTACAGCACTTTGACCACCTACAGCACCAGCCGCCATAATTCTTGTACCATTAACAGTAACTTCACGTTTGAAGAAATCACTACCATCGCCAGTCACATCTGCAATTGAGCCACTATAAAGATCTGTGCTAGGAATATCATCGCCTAACACATGTTTATATAAACCCCAATTCTTATCTGTAGTATTTGGAATAAAGTTATCTCTTTCAAAAGTTCCGCCTACTCCAAATCCATCATAACTACCTTGCGCTGATCTAATATGGTTTGCCGATTTAACATCCCATACTCGCGGATCTTGTTTTAATTCAATCACCTCTTCAGGTGTTAACATATAATGAGTATTACGACTTATTGGTCTTCTTAATTCTACATTAACTGCTCTATCAGGAATATAAAGATCGCCACCAGGCGTTTCCATATCATTATAGAAATCGTCTAGGTCTTCCTTATTGTGAAGAGTGATCACATATTCTTGCATTTAATTTAAGCCTCTAATTGAAGTATTTCTACGGCTACTGTAATTGCTGCAGCACTACCACTTTTATTTCTTACTGTAACTGGAATATTTGTTGTTGGTGTTGATTCTAAATTATAACCGATTGTTCCAGGAGATAGTTTTACTGTTTGAGCACCTGTTG